TGGACCTTTGTCAAGAGATTATTGTGTTTATTTTTATGCTTTATCTATCGTGTTTGGCACAATGTTTTTAATGAGTGTTGTCTCAATTTCTTATTTTATGATTATGCATATTAAGAAAGTAAATACAATGTTTATAGTTAATTCTATTTTCATTTTGTTTAATTCTTTTTTAGCTTATTTAGCAAATAGATTACTTCATACTATGTGTGTTAAAAGCATCTAATTTTATTCTTTTTATTCTTCTTTTGTTCTTGTTTTTGATTTTTCAAAAGTTGTGTTAATTGGTTTTAGAAACATATCGTGCGCTACTACATCATTTACATAACTTGTTTGTAAAAATGGATTTACACCTCTTTGAGCTATCATTTCACGATCAGCTATTTTTGTATCTAAATCCTCACGTTTTGTTCCAGTTCCATTTTGATTTCTTGAAAACATTGAATTCGTTATATTCATTAAATCGCTGTCTTGATTAAAAAACGAATCATCTGCTAATGCCTGATTTATTGCATTCTCTTGAGAATCATATGACTGTTCTTGGGCTAATTTTTGATTATTATTTGGAGTTTGTCTCGCACTTTTATAATAAGACTCTCCAGTACTCCATTTCCACATAGTATACATTATTATAATTGGTTTTAAAATAATATATTATTAAACTTAAAATTGATTTTACAAAATAAAAAATTGATTTTATAATATACTTAAAAACTATATTATAAACTCTTATTATACTACATAGAATGGAATATTCAAAGCCAACAGAGTCTTCTAAACAGAATTCAAACAAAGATTTATTATTAATTCGCGACGTTAATAATTTACCCAAATTTGATTTGGTTTATAAAATGGATTATTCAGAACTTTTAAATAAACTCATTATTATTCCAGACGACATTTTTACAATTAATTTTGATGTTCTCAAACTAGATGAAACATGTATTCTTAGAAATATTGTTTGTTACATTTTTAAGTCATTCTTTGAAAGAATGAATTATCAAAAAATTAATTCTATTTGTCTTAAAGGTTTTGTAAAAGATGTTTGTGATAAATACAATGATGTATCATACCATAACTTTTATCATGCTACACATATATTACATTCTACATATTTATTCCTTAATATGTGTGGACTATTTGATAAAATGAATCCTCATATTTTATTTTCAATACTTATTAGCGCATTAGTACATGATATTGGACACCCGGGTCACAATAATATTTACGAAATTAATACTTGCTCAGAATTAGCTTATAGATATAACGATACAAGCGTTCTTGAACAATATCATTGTCATTTAGCATTTGAACTTATTAAAAAACATCATATTTTTGATAATTATACATATGATGAATTTATTATGTGTAGAAAAACAATAATTGAATGTATTTTGGGTACAGATATGGCAAGCCACAAGTTCATTTCTGAAACAATGAAACATAGAATTACTACTGGCTTTGATTTAAAGTCGAATAATGACCAATATTTATTATCCAAAATAATTCTTCATGCTGCCGATATTGGCAATCCAATTCAACAGCCTCAACAGTGCGAAGCTTGGGCAAGAAAAGTATCTATTGAGTTTCATCTACAAACTGAGAAAGAGAAGGAAAAAGGTTTAAAACCATTTACATCATTTAATATAAATAGCGAATTGTCATTTTATAGTCACGAAACAAAATATATTACTTTTATATGTAAACCTTATTGGGAAGTTCTTTCGGATATATTTATTGAATTAAAACCTTTATATAATCAAATTATTGTGAATTACGAATTATATTCTAAAGCTTTAATTGAAGCTGAAAATTTTGATGATTTAAAAATAATAGAAGGATATTAACTCTAAGAATCTTCTTTAATTATACCTTCTTTAATTATAACCATATTTTTTGTAAACATAAAAGCATCTTTGTTAGTTCTTCTTCTTTTTAAATTACACTCCAAACAGGCTATTACTAAATTTCCACTATTATGTCCAATATCATTATTAATTCTATCAAGTGTCCATTGTTTTATTTCTCTTACATGTTCATATAAAATATATACTTCACTAGAACAATAACAACATTTCATATTACATGTTCTTAACAGTTCAATAGTTTCTTCAAACTTTACAAAATTTGTTTCATGTAATTTTTTTTTAAGAATATCTTGTTGCTTATAATTTAAAATTTTATTTTTAATATGGGTTGTTAGTTTCGAACTATATTTATCTTTATTAGTATTATATTTATTATTTTGTATAAAATTTTCATCCATTAAAGCGTCTAATTGATTTTTATGACTCAATTCTTCATCATTTAACCCCCAAGTCTTTGCTTCAATTCTCATTTTTTTTTCTTTTTCATAATTAATTTGTTTTATTGTTTGTTGTTTTTTATTATTCTGTTCTATTTTTATTGTTTTAATGTTTTTATTATCACAAATATCCATATAATATTATTATGTATTATAATATAAAATATTAAAGTTTAATAATAAACTGATATAGATATTATTCTAAATATTATTATATTAAACTGAGTTAAAATCTATTTTACAATATAGTATATAAAATGAGCAAAGAAATTCAAACGACCAAAGAAATTCAAACAACTGATTGTGGTGAGTTAAAAACACTTAAATATAAATCAATGATTTTAAATGGTGTTCCATGGCCTGAAACTAAATCTTCTAGCGATCTTTCTAATTTAGATAAATTTCTTGAAAATGAAAAAATAACCAATTCGAATGAACCATGGAGTAAATTAGATAAAACGTCTAAAATAAAGAAACTTGCACTTTTTGCACAAAATTATAAAGTTTTAAATAATTTAACTGATGAAGAATCTCAACTATTAGTAGCCTTTTTTAGAGATTGTCTTGATAAAAAGAAGTTACAGAGAGTCAAAGATGTTAATTATAATAAAGAGACTGGTGAAATAAAAGACATACCTGCTTTATTTTATAATAAATCGTTAACACATTTTACTCTTAAAAATATCGATAAAAGAATATCTACTTTAAAAGGCTTGACGCCAAAGAAAAAACAAGGCGGGACTGTTAAAAATCTTAAAAATAATACTGATTCTGATTCTGATAAAGATGATTAAACAATTTTATTACAAAATTAATAATAAAATTGATTCTAAAATAATACTATAGAATAAATAGTATAAAGATAATTATATATATTATATAATATGACTGAAATAAATACAGAATTAATTGATGTTACGGAACTTATTTTACCTGAAGATAACCCAAAATATTTTAATGATGAGGAATCGATTGAATTATATCAAACATGTTTACAATTAATGGAAGAATTTATTAGAGACAACCCTACCCTTATTTCTGAACCAGATTTTGACGAAATATTTAATGAAAATATTGAAGAGTTAATGTATTCTCATTTTGATAGTGATATATTTTATACTGACGATGCTGAGGATGAGATGGATGATATAATTGAACACGCTAAAAACTATTTCTTTACATATTTTATACCAGTGCGTTCATATCCAGAGACAATAATCCTAGAAGAACCTAACTTAGCGTTTATTGACATACAGTTAGACATGTTGAGAAAAAAACCTCAACCAACTCAAAGAACTAAAGAATGGTACGAATTTCGTTGGAATTTGATTACTGCTTCAAACGCATATAAAGCATTTGAAAGTCAAACTGTTAAAAATCAGCTTATTTATGAAAAATGTCAACCTTTAAATCAAAGTATGTATATCGATAATGAGAATGAGAATTATATTGATAATATAGATGAAGAAAATGAATATTCTATAAGCGAAATTGGCAGTGGATTACCAAAGATTAAAGAAGTTATAATGGTTAATACTAACACAACATTACACTGGGGTCAAAAATACGAACCTCTTTCTGTTAAAATTTATGAGCATAAATATGAAACGAAGGTAGAGGATTTTGGATGCATTCAGCATGAAAAATTTTCATTTTTAGGAGCATCTCCTGACGGCATTAATGTCGATAAAAAATCACAAAGATATGGTCGTATGTTAGAGATTAAAAATATTGTTAATAGGGAAATTGATGGAATTCCTAAGAAAGAATATTGGATTCAAATGCAACTTCAAATGGAAGTGTGTGATCTTGACGAGTGTGACTTTTTAGAAACAAAGTTTATCGAATATCCTGATTATATGTCATATACAGATGATACATTAAATGAATGGCATGAAGATGAAGAAGGAATTGAATTCAGAAATGTTTGTTTGTCAAAAGATAATAAAATGAAAGGTTCTATTATTTACTTTCATACTAAAGAAGGCGCACCTTTTTACGTATATAGACCTTTAGACTTAATTCACCCACACGATATTGGATCGTGGCAAGAAGATATTGTTGATTATTATCAAACCACACCAGAATTTAATTATACATATATGAAAACAATTTATTGGAAACTTGAACATCTAAGTTGTGTGTTAGTTTGTAGAAATAGACAATGGTTCGGGGACAATGTAAATGCATTACAAGAAATATGGAGTGTAATTGAAAAAGAAAGAGTTAGTGGTTATCAACATAGAGCTCCTAATCGAAAACAAAAAAAAGATATTATTGAACTATCAAGTAAACCAACTAGTGGAGGTTGTTTATTACAATTTAATAAAGAAACAGGTAAAATTAGTGTTATTAAAAAAGGAGCTGATAATATAAGTATTCCAGAACTTAAAGATATTGATATAAATTTGTAGAAGGGTTATAAATAGTATGAATACACATTAACATCTTTTCTTTGTATTTCTTATTTTCTTTGCATTTCTTATTTTCTTTGTGTTTCTTCTTCTTTTTATTCTTTTCTTTGTATTTCTTATTCTTTTACCGCCTTCAAGTTCTTCTTCAATTTCATTTATTTGATCTTGTAATTCTTTTTTACGTTCCATAAGCTCACTTGGTTTAGGATTAGATTTATCGTAAAGTTTTGTAACCTTATGTAATATATTAAATAACTTACCCAATTCTCTTTGTTGTTCTTTATTATTTGTAAACCTACAAATAGTATGTTTTAGAT